AATGTGTATATAAGTGCTCTTCTTGTTGCAAAATCTCCTTCATAATCATCTTGAAACGAAATATTATCCAAGACTATAGGCACATCTCTTTTTTCTCCAATCACATCTACTAAATCAATAGTTACGTTAAAAGATGGTTGAAAGTATGGTAATATTTGTTCTACTATTTGTAATGCGTCATCATTTAATTTAACAAGAATATTCAATTCAAATCCAATATTATATGGAACAGGCATGAATACTTTTCTAAGTTTGCTTCCATCTGATGCTTTAAATGTTTGAGTGATTCCACCTTTTCTCGTTGCATCATAAGCAATATTTGTAGTTTCAAATGACATTCTTGGTAATGTAATCTGAACAGCACGATTTAAATCTGGTTGTTGCTCTAATCTTGCTAAGAATTTTTGCATTGGTCCGTAAGCAAGAGGGACTCTTATGTCACTATTCTCTTTGCCAGCACCATCACGATGACGTATATGAATATCATTAAAAATTGTACCAAACGCAATTATGGTCTTTCTGAGTATTTCGTGATAGTAGTATTGTCCTAACATTAGAATGTACCGAATGGATTACCTTCTGAAAAATCGAGTATTTGATCTGCTTCACTTTCAAATATATCGTTTGATTCAAAGGTTGTATCTTGATTTTCCTCATTGAAGAAATCAAGTGAATAATTTGTCATCACAGAGGAACCGAACGATACCACTGTAGTAACACCAGTATTATTTAACGAAACCTTACTTATATTAATTTGACCAGCACCTATGTTTGTAACAGTTGCTCCAGATCCAATCACAGGTAGTTGTCCAAATTCAAGTGTATTTAATTCTTGATTTAGACTAATTCCAGATGTATTAATTCCTGTAAGCAAGGTTGTTGTGACACCAATTGTAGCAACCGTGGTCAAACCTACAATAAAGTGTGTGGATTCAGTTGCTTGAATAGTCTCGCCAGGAATAAATGCTGCTTGTGTAGTTCCAATACCAACGTTTGAAATTTTAAGTATTTTTGTATCAGTATCCCATTCTTTGACTCTTGCTTCAATACCTGATGACATACCTCTTATAATTTCACCTCTTTCATAATTACCAACACCACTTATAAGTGATGGATTTGCGATTGTTACAGTTGGAGTCTCTGTATATCCGATACCAGCATTTCTGATTCGTATATCTGATATTGTATTATCTGCTAATAGATTAGCTTCTGCAACAGCTGGTGATGTGCTAAGTCCTGTTATAGTTATTGTTGGTGTTACTGCGTATCCAACACCATTGTTTGACATTGTAAAGTCAACAATACCAAAGTTACTTAATTCTACAGCGGCAGTTGCTGCTGCACCTACCCCACCTCCACCAGTAATCGTGACTAATGGTGGTGTTGTATATCCAATACCTGCATGTGTTAGTTCAATTCTATCAATAGAGAATATTCCTCCTCTAGTCGTTGTAATCGCAACTGCTGTAGCGTTTATATTACCAGCGGCAAATGGAGCAGTTGATATTGCAACGTTTGGTGTGCTTGTATATCCACTTCCATCATTATTCAATATAATCTCTCGTATATATCCTCTATTAGCAACGTTTAATTGTGCGTTAGCAGTCGCAGTTACACCAGTTCCAATTAACTGAAGAGTTTGAATAAATCCAATATCCTCAACCTGAGAATCAATTACATCAATGCCAGTATCAATAACTTCATCTTCATATTCAAAGAGTTCACACTTAAGTTGATATACATAATTTTTTCCTAATTGATAAAAAGGATCTTCATGTTCAACAAATTTTACTTCAAACAATCTTGCTCCTAGTGGAAAAAATATTATGTCTCCTTCACGAGGTCTTGTAGATAATTCATAATCATCATCTGCACTCAAAAATGGTGATATAAAATCTTCAAATCTTTCTTTTGATATAGTAACTGTAAGTTCATCTCTCAAACTTACACCAAATTTAGTCATGATGTCTCCCTGACCACCATAACCTTCAAATGTATTTACATATGCTTCTAATAAAAAATTATCATCAAAGGCAGATGATTGCACTTCTTTAATTATTGTTTGTTTTCTTACAAATTTTCTTGGAATATAAGTTACTTCAACACCAAATATTTTAAGGTGTTCATTTATCAAATCCTGAGTGAGTCTCTGCTCACTTTGAGAACCTTGTAGAAAAAAGGGATTTAATGCCATCAATCATTACCCTATAAAATCAAGAGGAGGTAACTCATGTTCTAACATCATTTTTTCTCTTATTCTTTCTATCTCTCTTTCGGCATCATCATATATTTCACGACCATTTAATTCAATGCCACCTGGTAATTTAACTCCTCTAAATTTGATTAAATTCTGTCCCCATTGTCTTTTTATTAATGCAGTTAGATAAAGTTTGACAAAGTAATCATTGTATACCTGTGTAAAAGTATCTGGATCTAATGCTCTGTGGCAATCTAAAACTAAGAAGTTTCCTTCTTTTTGAGCACCCCAATCAATATCTAAGTATAATCTATCTTGTCTCTTGTTAAATCTAACTTGTGCTTCAGGTGTAAGTAAAAAATCAATATCCTCAAGACGAGTTTTTGTCATACTATATTGAAGTAATTCAACAGAATTGAAGTAATACAAATCATTTAAAAATAACTGATACTTAATACTAAACATGCTACCAGATATTGAACTGGTATCAAATTTAAATATTTTATTAACTCCTACAACAGAGTCAGGTATTTGTAAAAAATTTGAGTTTTCATAAAATGTGGTCGTTGTTGTTCCGTATCCAGGTATATTTGTTGATGTTGCATTTGTAGTAACTATACCAACACCTGTCTTACTATTAATAGCACTTTCACCTGGCACATCTGCACCTAGACTCCTATCAATATCACCCTGTGTGATTTCATATTTGAGATACATTCTCTCAACACCATCAAAATGACGTTCGTTAAAGAGTTGTATTGCATCATCTACTAAGTCATCAACTTGATCATCATCTACGTTTATCTCCAATACAGGAGCACCCAACTTCCTAAAACAGTAGTCTATTAATTGTTGTCTAGTTGTTGGTTTTGCCATCTTCTTCTTCTATTTCTGCTAATAGATTTTCGTATTTTTCTTGAAATTCAAGTTTTTCTGCCATCAATTCTTTTTGTGCATCTAAGTGATCTTGAACAATCGTTTGTAATTTTGCTTCAAGAAGAATATTTTGGTTGGTTAATGTAGAAATTTTGTTATTGTAAATTTTAATCAAAGTGTTCACATCAACATCATTATTTTGTGCCATAGTTTAGAAGGAGCCTCCATCAATTGTTGTTGTCCATTTAGGAATGTTGTTTACATCGGTAGTTAGTATAAAGTTTGATGTTGTTATACCTGCAGCTGTACCAGCAGCACCGACTTGTTTACCTGTAGTATCAAAATAAACGATACCATTTCCAGTGGAGTCATAATCACCATTCTGGAAATAGATTCCCTTTATATCTAGGAAACCTTTTGTACCACTTACCAGATTATTTACTATTGTTGCTTCAGGAATATATGTAAATGATCTTTCAGGTGCATTACTTGCATCACCACCTAAGTCGTGGTATCCAAAGAATCCTGTTTTCTGATTACCAGCACCTGAACTTGTATTATAACCAAATGCTACACCACGATCAGTATTTGTGTCAACATTTGCTGTAACAGTTAATTGAGTTGTAGTTGCAATACCACCAACTTGAACAGCATTATTAATTGTAACTAATGCTTCACCTAAATCATAAGTTGAAATAGTGGTTCCAGCTGCTATGTTTGTTCCAGAAATACTATCACCCGTATTAATACCAGCAGTCGTATCAAGTTTGATTGTACTAACACCAGCAAGTGCTGTCATCATAACAGTCCTTGTGCTAGTTGTAACACCTAAGTTAATGATTGGATCATTTAGATTGACTGTAAATGAGTCAACCGTTGTAGTTGTACCATCAACTTGTAAATCACCTTTAACTATAACTGTACCTTCATTACTTAAACCATCAGGAAATGGGTCAATGTATAAAAGATTACCATGACCTTGTTTAGTTGAAATAATATTAGATGAAATTCCAACACCACCTAATCTTGCATCTATGGCAGTAAGTGTTCCTCCTGTTTGGAAAATATCACCTTGGAAAGTTGATATACCAGTAACTAGTAAGTTACGGATAGTCATTTCATCAACAAACAAATCATCTTTAATATGAAGATCACCACCTACAAATAAATCACTAATAAAAGTACCAATACCTGTGAATGTTGAAACACCAGTAACACCTAAGTTTCCACCTATATTGACACTCTTCTCTATACCTACTCCACCTTCGACTGTGAGGGCACCAGTGTCTTTTGTGGCAGAATCAGTAACATCGTTCATTACGATTGCTACACCGTTCTCGTAGACCCAATCAGCACCTGTTACATTAATTCTATCATCACCAGATTCATCATATGTTATTTTTGAATCCTTACTATCACCAAAAGTTAAAAATATATTATCTCCTACAACAATTTCACCTGCACCATTTGGAACAAAGAATATATCACCATCTGTGTTTGTAGATGAAAGTACGTTTGCATCTAATCTTAAATTATCTACATTCCATTGATCTACCTTTCTATTCTGGTCGAGAATAGCAACAAAACCATTTGCAGCAGTTGATGCGTTAGCTGCACCTGCAACTGAACCTGCTGTGTTAGTTAATAAATCTGTAAAATATCTACCACCTATTACTTGCGGATTTCCTGCATTATCACCAACAAATAATCTATCACCACTGTTTCCTTGTGTACCACCTCCACTCAGGGTTACACCAAGTTCACCAAATTGTAAAGACGATGGTGCTGACGTACCAGTTGATCTTTTTATTCTTATAAAACTAGCCATCTCTAGAAGCTACCTCCGTTTATGTCCAAATTCTGTGTTGCACCTGGAGTTAATTCCAATGTTCCAGTCCACTGTTGAGTTGTGCTATTGTATACTAAAACCATACCATTTTGTGGATTGGTGACATTCACATCACTAAGTTCACCAAGAGATCCTGCTGACGCACCAGATAATGAGGATGTAACCTTAATGGCATTTTTCTGACCAACTCTAACTTTGATGTCTGCCATTATTTTGTAACTCCCTCTCTAACTAAAACTGAACCTTCTAACACTCTTGTAACCTCACCAGATGTATCTGTAATCAGAACATCATACATAAATCTACCTGGCTTAAGAGAAGCAGTTTGACTTGTTGTAAGTCCAACTCTTATTCTTCCTCCAGTAGCATTTATAATTTGTGTTGAGAAATCAGTTGCTGAACTGCTACCTGGATGCTTTCTCATCTGTGCAGTTGCAGTGAAACCAGTCAGATCCGTAGCAGAATTAGTGTCTGCACTTTCCAAAGTAAAAATTTGAGAAAATGTAGTTCCAGTATTAACAGTTAGATTACTTACGTAAACTGCCATTTAAAAACAATATCAGGATTCTAGATATATTTATATTTCCAGTAACCCGTCTATTTTGATGCTATTTGTTTAAGTAAAAGTTTTATCTCTTCAATATCTTCTTTTATCTGATCTATCTCTCTTCTTTGATTAAGTTTTGATGCTCTCATTTTTTTATATTGAGCATACCCCTGAGTGTCACAGTTAACAATTGCACCAGACTTTTCATCTCGGTATAAATTTTTATGATTTTCTACTTTTATCATGCTAATGCGATTGTACGTAAATCTTTAAATGAAGGTGCTTTTGCCTCATTTGTTCCACTCATAACTATTTTAATCCTATATCCAATAAATTCCTCTAAATTATCAACTGAGAATTGATACTCAGAAAACTCATTATCTAAATTAGGTAGAACAAATGCATCTGGTAAACCACTATTTTTTGATTCATCAATTACTTGATCTCCAAAACCATCACCTGTGGTATCTTTAAGATTATCAAAACCAGGAAATAATTTGTATGATAATTCACTTTCAGAAGCATCCTCTCTAATTAGTTGATACAATACTCTGAAATCTGCTGATGCATGTCTAGAAGCAGTTAATAAAACTTTTAGTGAGGTAGCAGCATTTTTTAGACTTACTGGATTACTAATATAAACTGCTGAGTGAGGATCTCCGATTGGTCTCTTTGCTCTTCCATCTTTGACATAATCAAAAATTGGTTTGTTTATTCTTGACCTTGAATAAATTATAACTCCATTTTGTGTATCAATCACTGGTGACATATTTGACTCTATTGATTCAAATGTGATTCCCAATGTAACTGAACGATTTAAAGGTAAGTCAGTTAATCTATTTACTTCATTTACTCTTGAAGCTAACAATCTTGGAGTGCTTAGATTATTTTCTTCATTTAGTATGATATTTTCAAATCCCTGATCTATAAATGAAACCTCGTTTCCACCTGCACTAGTACCAGAAATAGTTCTAATATTTGTTGTTAATCTTGTATTTTCATTTGGAACAAGGGCACTAAATTGGGGTGCAACCATATCAAACTGATAATTTTGTGATGCAAAGATATTACTACCTCCTAAATTTGCTTCATCATTAAAACTTACTTGAGAATCTCCAGATGATAGTGAACCACGATTTAAACTTAGATAGTAAGAATCCATATCTTTTAAATCACTTAAAGCAACAGGTGTTTGCAACATGTCATGAGTTTTATTTATTTCTCTCAAATCAAATCCATTTAATTCATATTTAAATAAACGATCATCTATTTGATGAGTGCGAGGTATAGTGCTATCCACTCCCCTTGTTCCTATTCCAAGTTGATTTACTCCAATGCTATCATAATAAATTATTTCATTATTCAATTTAATGTATCCTTGTGTAGTAGATATACCAGAAAATGTAGAAAATTCAGATGTGCTAGCCACTGATATCACCTGATCATCTAGACTTAATGAATTTGTTAATAAAACTGGTATTGAATCAGGTTCAACATCGGCAATAGTTACAAAATTATTATCAGCTTCCATAGCATGGTTGTAATGACTTACCTCAATTATATTTCCAGTATACTTATCATCATAAGTTGCGGATGAGAGAATTGTAGTTGATGCTAATGATACTTGAGAATTACCGTTATCTACAACTAATGCCTCACCAGTTGTAAATTCCTCTCCCTGTACATTCTTCAAGTAAAGAGTACTCTTTCCTGTTGTAGTTTGTACAGTGATTTGAGCATTTCTTCCTTTTGTTACGTTACTTGTGGTTATTCCAAGAACATCACCTACAACATATCCAGCTCCACCAGTATTACTTGTTATATTTGCAGTAACAATTTGACCAGAACTATTAGTCTCGATTCTAGCTGTCATTCCACTTCCATTACCAGTTATATTGAATAAAGGAACTTGAGTAAATATTTGACTTGTTGGGAATCCTTCACCTGCGTTTGTAACAGTAAGAACTCCTACAGGACCACCTATATTTTCAATATATCCATGAATTGCAGTAGAAGATGTAGAATCACTAACCTTTACACCATTCAATAATAAACTATCAGTGTCTGATGTGGTAGTAATTCCAACTTTTAATTTTCTTGGTAAAGTTTTAATTGAATTTGGAAGTAATCTTCTAATATTCTGAGAGTCAATATCTAAAGGTGAATTATAGAAGAATGCTGTGCCAGGTGAGTCAATCGCAAAATCAGCTCTATAGATATTGAATTTTAAATCTTCATTCTGACTTGGAGACCAAAGAGATCCATTTTGAGATTTAAATAAACTTCCACCAACATATTGACGAGTGACTATCACACTTTCTGCATCTGGTAAACTTTGAGTATTAACAGTTTTTTCACCCATTTTTGCACACCAAACTTCATAGTTCACTGATGTTTCAGCTCGAAGAACTATAGCATAGTCTTTACTAGGTTCAACATAAACTGGTGATGGGAATGTAACTCTTGTTGGGACTTCAGCATTGTTCGATACTTCTATATCATTTGGATTTAAAGTAACTGTGGCATAATCCTGCAATAGAACATCTGTAGGAGTTGCTAAATCAGTTGTTCTTAGTTCAACAATCAACTTTACATTTGGATCTTTTTTCGCAAAGAATAAATCAATAGATGTTATAAATGCACCAGTTTCATAAATTCTAAATGTTTGAGCTAATGGATCTTTACCTTTCTTTGCTTTTCTAGCTTTAGCTGCGTCTTTAGCTCTCTTCTTAGCTGCTTGCTTCATTGCGGCTCTCAAAGCACCTGCAGTTCTTAAACCAACATCTCTTGTATACTTTCCACTAGCACTAATACTTCCATATTTAGTTTTTGTAACACCTTTTGCACCACCTGTGTATCCCGATGCACCTGCATTTCCACCACCTATTGTTGCACCAGGTGTCATATTACCACTTGGAATATTCGTTCCATAAGTGCCTTTAGCAACTCTTGTTAATGAAAATGCTTGAGATGCTGTTAATCCACTTGTAAATCCAGCATTAGTAAATCTGTTAGTTCCAGGTATCCTTTGACCAGACATGAAGTATCCCCCAAATAGGGTTTTACTTTTGCCTCCACCTCCACCACCACCATTGTAGTAGTAAACAGGCTCAGGTTGTCTCACGTTAACAACAGTGTTTTTTGTTGTATTTACAGTTCCACTAGTATTGTAACCTTTTTCTGATACACTAATATTCAATTCACCTGGTATCTGTTCTGCATTTATTGAACTTGATGTAAGAGTGAAAATACCTTTCCCAGTTTTAAATCTTAGTGGTGGTGGAGGTGAAGTTAAAGGGTCTCTAAAGAAGAATGATCCAAATAAATCACCAAAAGTATCAGCTACCAATCTATGATTTGAAACAGTTGCTTGTGCTTTGCTTGTTTGACCTAATATTGTAAATCCAGTTTTAATATATCCATAAAAACTACCTTTTGCTTCATCTGCCAGTGAGTTAAGGTCTATATTTAAAACTGTGGAAGATGCTGAATACGCAGTTCCTAAAGTAAGTGTTGTATCATATGGATTTGCATTATAAACTTCTGTTGGTGTATTATAATCTCCTTTCTTATGATTTGGTTGAGCTAATCTAAAAATACCAAGTTTTTTAGAACCATCAAATACTTCAACATTTTCTCCCTTGGTAAAAATACCATTTGTCATTGTAATTTCAATAAGTTTAGGAACAAAATCTAAATTTGCTGTCTTATCAAAAAATGGATAATGTCTTGTAACTGGTCTTAAGGCTATGGCTTCAAAACTAACGTTTCGAGATCTTATGTGAGTATCTGGAACCGAACTTACTTTTATCTTTTCAACATACGTTCTTGTAACTGAACCTGTGACTGTTTTCGTACCACCATCAATCTCAACGTTTCTTACCCACTGATCCGATTGTGGATCTAATTTAATTTCACCAAAAAAAGTTGTTATATGGAATGGATTTACATTATTAACTCTCGATGCAAGAGGTTGATTGATAAAACTTACCTCTTCATAATTTAAAGTTATCAAATCTCCAGTCTTTCTGACATTTTCATCAAGTAATTCTAAATTTGCTGAAAAATCTGCTGTATCAGAGTTGATAGTTGGGTTTAATGCTAATTCTGGTTTGATTGACCAAAAATATTTTGGAACTTCTAATGTATTTTTATCAGAATCAACAGCACAATCACAATCATCATTACCAATATCAATTAAACTTACACCTTTAAAATCATCTACAAAGAATCCTGTTTTAAATCTAGATAAACCGTCAGCATCTTGAATTTGTAAAGTTTTTGTATCTAATTCAAGTAAACTTAATGATGTTGTTGTTTCTAGATTTGCTATTCTATCTTCTAATTTACCAATATCTTTCATGGTGAATCTAACATTATCTTCAATTGTTATCTTCGCATCATCTGGATGATAAAGATATGGTGGTAATTGAATGGTTGCGATATTCATTCCATTTTCAATATCAGCAGGAGGTTTAGGATCAATATTTGAAATTCCTTGTATGACATTTAATCTACCCAGAGTGTCTAACACTACTCTGTCAATTCTAGGAAGATAATGATCATATCCAACTATTGAACTTTCATCTGGGGTAACAATAAATGATGGATTTATATTATTTGCAAAGGTTCGGTTTGAAAAAGCAAATGGTGAACCAGATCCAGAAAAATCAGATACTCTAGGTCTAAAATCAATAGTATCTGATGCCCTAACCCCTGAATCTATCATTGGTATATCTGTGCTATATCTCTCTTCAGTGTATGAACTTATTGTATAAAAATCACCAGTATCATTAGAGGGAACTTGATATTTATCAAATACTATTAACAATTTTCTAGATGGTGCAGTGAAATTACTTTTTCTTATGATGCGTGAATAATCATAGAATTGTTCTCTTTGTCCTTTATCTAAAATAAATTCATTTGTGATATTAATATGATTACCAAAGGATATATCCTGTAAACTTGTCTGAATTGCAGATTCAGAAAATATCATCGTTTCTCCAATTGCAAAATCAGTTGATGTAATATTAACAATTTCTAATTCAGTAGATGAAAGTCTTGAAGTTATCTGTGCTACTGCTCCTGTTGTTTCACCATATATTTTTTCACCCAAGATAGATTCAGTATCTAAACTTAGTCCAGAAGGAAATGTTAATTTATCAAGTGTTGGTGCTAAAGCATTTGTTGATTCAAAAATACCAATTATTTTTACA